GCTGCCGGTCACAGGAACCTTGAGGATCATCGCACGCTCCCCGGCTCAACCTCAAGCTGCAAGCCCTGCGTGTAGGTCCAGCCAGCCCCGGCTGCGAAATCCAGACGCGGGGCGATATAGCGCTTGTTCATCCGCACGGGCATCGCGCCGGAGGTTGTCAGGGTCGATCGTGCTGATGCGCCGATAGGATCGCCGAGCCGCGCGCGACCGTCGAGGGTAATCGTCACCCCAGAAACCGCGTCACCGAGCGGCCGAGAGGTGCGCACGCGGGACGATACGCCGGGCACATATTCCGCGAAGGGCGCCTGGAACCACGCCGCCATGTTAGCGCCGGATAGCGTTCCGATGACGTTCGACGGGTCCACCACCAGAAACAGCGGATCGCCGCCGGTGAATCTCGGGTCGTCCAGAGAATAGGGGATGGTGTCGATACCGCCGGGATAGAGCGCGTCCAGCGCTTCGAGCGACGTGTTCGACGAGAACCCCGACAAGGTCGCGTTGAAGGTGCCGCGGATGTTCGCCCACCGGTCGAGTGCCCAATCGTACAGCAGCGTCAGGCCGGGATTGCCAGGCATCATCCACGCGACGACATTGCGGCGCGGATCGATCGCCGAATACATCTGATTGACGATCGAGCGCGGGTAGAGTTTGCGGAACGTTTCATCGACCCGCTCGAACCCGATCGGCGTCACCTCGTTACCATCGCAGCGCATGAAGCCGCGGTCGGAATAGAAGAACACCTGCCGCCCGCTCTGGACGATCGACCCGCGCGAGATGGCGCCGATGTTCGCGCTGATCTCGTCGAACTGGAACGGGACGTCCGGATCGCCGGTATAGGTCATGCGCACGACCCGCGAGCGCTGGACGATCACGCCGTATTCACCGCCGGCAATGCCCATGACATAACCGCCGGTCAGCATCGGCTGGAAACCGGCCTGGTCCACGCCCGGTGTGTTGCCGTCCGCATTGTTGAACGCCGACCACTGGACCATCGCGGCATTGCCGTCCGCCTGCCCATAGACCACGAAATCGCGCACGGTCGCCACACAAACAGCGGTCGGCGCGTCCGGCACATCAGCGATGGTATTGGCGATAAGGTCGATCTTGGTCGTTGTGCCGCCATTCACCGCAATGGCGAGATCGCCGAACTGCGTAAACTGCCAGCGATCGGGGACCGTCAGGCCCGTGTCGAGCGCAGCCCACGACGACCCGGAATAGCGATAGATCGCGTCGGAGGTGCCCGCCAGCAGCGCGCCGGAGCTATCCGACGCCACAAAGGCCGTGCCGCCGTTGAATACGCCCGGAAGCGCCGCCGTGAATGACTGGAACTGCCCGACCGGACGATAGCCCGTCGCGCCCGCATAGGCGTTCGCCATGTCGGTGAGGCCGTCCTGAAGGTGGGGCGGCTTGTCGGGCTCATATGGCCCGAAGATGGTCGTTGCCGTCGTCACCGGCGCAGGCCGACGCGCTCGTTGACTGCCGGCTTCATTGTCAGCGGCCCCGCCCCATAGCGACGGCGCACCCCCGCCATCATCGTTTCCTGCAGCATCTCATCGACCGCGCCCTTGATGAGCGGCAGGCGTGCATCGTTCCAGCCGTAGAACTCTGCCTGGAGCAGCGACGCGAACAGGTACAGGTCCGGACGGCGCTTGTAGAGCCAGTTGGTTTGCGTGAGGATGTTCAACGCCGGCAGATTGGCGCGATAGGTCAACGTCGCCGAATAGGTCTTGTCGGGCGTCGGCCAGAACAGAAACTTGCCGGCCACGATTGCGAACTTGGTCGGCTGCGATTCGGGAGGGTTGCCCTCGGTATCGACCGGCAACGCCCCGAAGTCGGACGGGGTTAGTTGGTCCATCGCCGCATAGCCCGCAATGCCCAGCGCGCGGATGCTGTCGAAGTCGGTCGGGAGATCGACGGACACCGCCGGCACCAGCGCCACGCGAACTTCCATGTCCGGCATCACCAGCACGTCACGGAACCGCGCTTCTGCCAAGCGCACGAAATCGGGGATCCGGTCCGTCAGGTCGTCGCGCTCGAGCCAGCGGGCTATCGAGAGCAGGAGCCCGTCGTAGGTGGTTAGATCGTCTGTAGTTTCTGCGTCGATGAAGATTGTCACGGCAACGTTACTCCACGGGCCGCCATCAGCGACTTGATCAGTGTCCGTTCAGCAGTCGCTTCACCCGACGACAGCGCGCGCGGGAATATGTGAATGCATCCCATGGTTCCGCGGAACTGGTTGGAGAAGGTGCCAGTCGTCCCGAGCTGTACGCCGAGCGTCAGCGGCGCGGAATTGTTCGCCTGGATGTCCGTCGAGAGCGTGCCCGCCAGCACATCGACGCCATCGGAGCGCAGGACGTAGCTGGTGCCGACCACCTGAAGCTCGATCAGCGCCCATGTCCCCACGGTCAGCACCGCCGAGGAAAAGACCGAGATCGGGCTTCGATTTACGTTCCATGCGCCGTAGGACAGGCGGCCATTCGACACGCTGAATGCCCAGCTTCCCTGATCGGTAAGCCCGTTGCGCATCGAGAAGATATTGCCGCCGCTGTTGGTCGTCAGCAGGCGCATCGGCACGAAGATATGGATATTCTTCTGGTTGAGGATCGGCGCCCAGCCGACCGTAACGCCCATCGCGCCCGCGGTATTATTCTCCAGCCCTGCCGACGTGCGGACCATGTCGAACGTAGAATCGCCCGCCGATGTCCCGAGGAAGCCGCTCAGGCCGTGGCCCGCAGTGTCGAGGATTGCCTGACCCGATCCTTCCGCGAAGTTATAGACCGCAAGCGCCAGATCCGTCGTATCGACGGCAGCCGCCACAGTCAGGGTGAACGGCGTGGCGACGCCGATGCCCCGGAATGCCGACGTGATCGTGATCGGATAGGAGCCGGGCGTCAGCGCGCCGGTCGTCACGAGGTTGCGGCCAGAAATGGCAAACTTTCCGCTCGGGTCGTTGATCGTCAACGTCTCGCGCGGGCGACGCGATCCGATATAGGCGACAATGTCACCCGTCGCCAAACCGGCCTTGATCGCTACCCGCGACAGCGTGACGGCAGTATCCGGGGCGCGCTGCTTGAAACCACCAGAGCCCCAGGCAAAGACGCGGCAGTTGCCCGCGTCGGTGTCGAGGCTGGATGACGAGTTCGACGTGCTGCCGCCGCCAGTGCCCTCGACGAACATCCACGCCAGGTCATCCCTGCCATTGAGGATGAAGTTCGGCGACACCAGCGGATAGTCACCGCGCGACATGACAACCGAGCTGGTCCATGTGCCGCCTGTGGTGCGATGGAACAGCGTCATATCGACGGCGCCGCGACCACCGTCGAGGTTCACTTCCGCGAGGAAGTCGATGCCACCATCGGCCGCAGGACGCAGGGCTGAGGAATTGTAGCGGTTGCCGGGATTGTAGACCATAACCGGCGCACTGAACGCGCCACCCGCCGCCGGACGAACGATATGGTAGCCAAGGACTGTCGTATCCGTCAGGCCGTCGCCATAGGTGAAATGGAAGTTGCCGGCAGCATCGAAGCAGCAGACGCCGCCACCCCCATAGCCTGCCGGGTTCGACGTGACGATGCGGAAGCTCGCGTTCGACGTGGTGAGGTCGATCGGCTGGCTCGCGCTTACGACGGATACCGAGCCATCGACGTTTTCAATCGTCCCGTTCGCGGGATTGTAGCGATAGAGGTAGAAGTCCCGCCGATAATTGTCGCCGAAGTTGGCCCGCGTCCCGATGATCCAGATATAGCCGTCTGGCCCGACGATCGGGGTCGAGACATAGAACCGCGAATCCGTGCCCCAGTCGACCAGGGTCTTTTCAGCCCCGAACGTGGCCGTGTTCCCGGTGACGCCTGTTGCGGTGTAGAGGACAAGCGTCATCTTGGTGTTTGCCGACACCTCGGCGCGGGCAAAAAAGAACAGGGTCGAACCGACGAATACCGGGCGCGGATAGGTCAGCGTTGATCCGAGCCCGGCGAGATCGACCCAGCCTGAAGCTGTCGTGCGCGCGGCGACGCTCGACCTGATGCGGATCTGGCCGTTCGAGTTCGGGTGCGCGCCAAAGAAAGTAAACAGGTGGCCGTTCGGACCCTGCGCAATTGCTGGGACGCCGTGATCATCGTTGCGCAGAACGCCCTCGCCGGCCTTGGACGAAGCGAGCCACGCGCTCGTGGTATGATCGTAGGTGTCAACCTGGCAGACGCGCTGGAAGCCGTCCCAACGCTCCCATGCGAGGAACGTCTTGTTCGCTGTCGCGTCGTAGAGGCCAGATTGCGTTGCCCCGTATTGGGGGAAGGTGCCGCCGTCTGTGGCGAAGTAATCGACGAGAGCGGGGACAGCGGGTGTGGCTGCCGTAGTCGCCACAAGCCGCGACAGCACCTTCCCGTCCATACTCGTCGTGACGACCCCGAGCGCGGCTAGCAACTGCCGCAGCAGCTCGCGGATCGACCATTGCGTGGGTGTGCCACCGAGCGCGGTGATCGCCTGACGCAGCAGGCCCACATGGGAATATTGGGTAGGAGTGCCGCCATAGACGGTCACAAGCTGGCGGAGGAGCGACATCACGTCGTAACCGACTGGCGTCCCGCCGTTGATGCTGATCGCCGCTCGCAGATCGGTAGCGTTCAGCACCCGCACTCTCCAAGGTGTGGGCCGGAGTTTCCCCCGGCCCGATAGTTACAGATTGGGCTCGTTCGCGGCCTTGACGGCCGTGATGAGCTTGGCCTTGTCCATGCCGGTGACGTTGATGTTCTTCGTCACCGCGACGGCCTTCAGCGCTTCGACGCTCAGGCTTTCCAGCGGAGGATCGGAGGGCGCCTGGTTCAGCGAACCTTCGATCGCGTGGACCTCGGCCGGCGTCTTCTCGTCCCATTCGTCGCCCTTGGGCGCGTCGGTAACGAAGGGCTCGCCGGCCTTGGTGTAGACGCCCGCCGTGTAGACATCGTGCGGAGCGGTGTATGCCTTGGGCTGCTTTGCTTTGGTCATGATACCCTCACAGAACCTGGTTGGTCTGCTGACCGGCGACGATGCCGGCCGTGATCTGCCCGAGCGTGGGCGCAGTGCCCGCGACCGTGTAGAGCAGGCGGTGGTAACGACGATCGGCGCCCACGGGGATGAAGTCCGGCAGCAGGTGAGCGGCACCGGAAGCGAGCTGCGCGAGCGTGTAGGTCGGCGACGTGAAGACGGTCGTCTTGTTCGTCGAGAACGCCGCGTCGTCCGCCACCTCGTAGGTGATGGTGAGCGAGGTCAGGTTGTTGAAGCTCTGCACCACGCGAATGGCGAGAGGGACAGCCGTGCCCTTGCCCATGTCC